GCTGTCCTGCGAGTGGTTATCGAAAAGCACCTGCATACCGGCCTGATCATTCAAGACTTCTTTTCCCCAGCCTGTCTCTCCAGCGCCGTTTTGAGCGGTTCGGGCAAAATCTTTCCGCGCTGCCTGCATCTTCGCAGAATGCCCTGACACGCCCTCGGACTCAAATAGTATTTTTCCGGCGCTGTCACCGTCAAAATCCGCGACAAGGTAGATACGCTTGCGTCTCTGGGGGACTCCCCAGTACTGAGCATCGAGGACTCTCCAGGCGACAGAGAAATCATCTCCCACGATAAGCCCGCTGCTGTTCCATTTTCCAGGTTTAGGAACTGATACATCTGATTTTTTGACATTGCAAATTTCCTCAAGAACTCTCCTGAAATCATCTCCCCCGGCAGAGGATAACGCCCCGCGGACATTTTCCCAGACAATAAATCTCGGCTTCTGGTATTTTGCCCGCATTTCTTTAATAATGCGGATTGCCTGAAAAAACAGGCCGGAACGCGCACCATCAAGCCCGGCACGCTTGCCGGCAACACTCATATCCTGACACGGCGAGCCGAACGTGATTATATCGACAGGCTCGAGATCCGCCCCTGAGATTTTTGAAACATCTCCATAATGTTTCATTTGGGGGAGGCGCTTCTCCGTAACACGAATCGGAAACGGCTCAATCTCTGAAGCCCATGCCGGGGTTATTCCGGCAATAATGCCGCCCAGCGGAAAGCCGCCGGAGCCGTCAAATAAACTTCCTAATTTCATAATATCACCATAAAAAACGCCCGGCGGGCGGCAGCCTTAAAACTCTAATGACAGTTTGCAGATATCATCACCAACATACGCAGTGCAATCACGCATATGTTCATCACCGATATGCCATAATGTAGTGTAATTTTCTACAAAATCAGTAAAATCTTCGGCCAATTTTTCAGCGGTAGCATTGTCATCCATTAGATACCAGGAGATAATTTCCGGGTTTTTCAGGCGTTTACCGTCTACAGCGTCAACAGAAATATATGCTTTTTTCATAATTGTTCCTTAATAATTGACTCCTGTTTCCGGGCGGGTTCCTCAATCCGCCCTTCTGTTAGCTATTCTACACTTATGTTAGAAAGAGTGCAAGAGATTTTATAAATTATTTTGTGATTTATTTATCATCTTTCAGATATTCAAGAAGCATATCCTGTACTTTCCTTTTTGACTGCAGCCGGGCAAGGACAACAGGATCAAGGGTTTCCCGGGCTATGATGTGATAGATATACACCGGCCGGGGGTGCCCGGCCTGATATTGACGCGTGGGGCCTATACGCTCAATAACCTGCAAATACTGTTCCAGATCCCACCATTGATCAAAAACCACCAAAATGTGCCCGCCGTCCTGGAGATTAAGGCCATGCCCGGCCGCGGCCGGGTTAGTGACTAATATCGGGATTTCTCCCCTGTTCCAACGGGCGATTATTTCGGGATCTTTCTCCAGAAGAACGGCGGATTTATAGCGTTTCAGAATCCTTTCAGCGCTAAAACGCCAGTGATACGCAACCAGCACAGGCTCCCCGAGTCAAGCGCCAGCAGCTTTTCATCATGCAGAACGCGGCAGGCGCCTGAATCATCATAAACGCCCCCGGAGGCGCACTGCAGGCACTTTGACGACAGGGCCGCGGCATTTACCGCGGTTATATCTGTATCATCTGTCACAGCAACGGTTAAATCCCTGCGAAGCTGTTTATATACCTTTTCAGCCTTTTCCGGCAGCGTGATATTAACCGGCATGATAATAGGCCGCTCAATATCAAAATAATCTTCCGCGGATAATGACAGGCTCACGGGCGCGATCCTTTCCTGGATCCTTTCATCAGCCCCCGGGCGGGGCTCATACTTCAGCGCATAAGCAGATGATCCGACTTGATAGGCGTCAAAGAATGCGGATGTAAAAGCATGGAAAGATTTGCCGAGGGCCTTTCCTTTATCTATAAACCACATTTGGCCCCATAAATCGATAAGGCCGTTAGCGGCCGGGGTGCCGGTCAATTCGATAAAACGTTTCACCTTATCCCAGGCGGGGGCGGCCAGCGCGCGCGCCCGGGATGATTTTGCCCCGCCCAGCCTGAACGATTTTAAGCGTGTTGATTCATCTGCTATTACAGTCTTAAACGGCCATGCCGCCCCCAGGGTACTTACAAGCCAGGGGATCTGCTCATAATTAGCGGTATAAATATCCGCCTTTTCATTCAGCAGCTTGCGGCGGCGGGCGGGGGTGCCGCTTATGCATATACAGGAAAGATTAAAATCCCATTTTAAGATCTCCTGCGGCCAGGTTGAGGATGCAACCCGGAGGGGAGCCAGAATCAGGACAGGGAACGCCCCGGGATCTTTATTTTTCAATTCCTCGAGCGCCGCCAGGGTTGATGATGTTTTCCCCATACCCATCCCCGCAAAAACGGCGCCGCGGTCATGAGTAAGGATAAAATCTATAATTTTCTTTTGGTATATCCTGGGCGTGAATATCATGTTTCCCCCTGAGAAAGATTGTAGTTATCCCGGATATCAATCACATATCCGCAGTCCTCAAGGGATTGCAAAACTATTTCAAGATCCCCGGCTAACATCTCGGAATCATCACCTGGCCGGGCGTCCGGAGATACATCAACCCAGCTGCCCGAATCGGTCCGGGCAAGAGTCACGACAGAATACCGCCCCCGGATAATCACGTTCCGCGCCCCGGTCAGGCGCTCATGAATGCTCATGCTTATATCTCCTAAGTTTCCATAATGCCGCCCTCGTGGGGGCGGCTCTTAAGGCCGCCCGGCCGGGGTTATTCTCCCTTGATCAAGAGCAGAAAGGGAATTGCCCAGGATGTCTCGTCAGGGAATACCGCGATGCAGCGGTCTTTGCTCTTGTGCCCGTGAAGGACCTCCCAGGCGTCCTTGTAGTAAGCAGAGAGCATATAAGCCTGGCTGGCGGTCATGCCCTTTAACTCTTCAACAGTTTCATCTGACAGGACAACAGACAGGCCTAAATCAATATACAGCGCGCGGCCCTTTTCGGTGCCGAAAGTGCTAATCAGTCCGTCAAGAAGATCCTGTTTCCTGATGCTGATAAATGCGCCGCTCTTTCCTCCGCGTGGCGCGTCATTGCCCTCGATAAAAGGGCACTTGATGCTCCGGAGAATCCCGCGGATCTGCTCCGCGTTGTCTACAATGGTACTAAATCCGCGGCCGCTTGATACATGCCAGGGATGAATAACAACAGTGTCATCACTGGAGCAACGTCCGTCAACAGTGCCGAAAAGGTAATGCGCGCGATGTGAAACAGTGCCATCCTTCTTGATGCAAATCTTTTCAAACTCGGTAACTTTAGCCATTTTTGAATTCCTTATGTTGTTCAGCTCGGGTTCTTTTCCCTTACTTTCTGAAATTCATTCTACTCTCCTGTTTTAGAAAGTGCAAGAGTTTTTATAAATTATTTTGTGCATTCTTAAACATTTGTGATTTTAATCACATTCAGACATTTCAAAAAGATCTGACAGTGCGGTGTCAATCTGTTCCGGGGAATCACAGACGAAAACGATACAGCCCGCCCGGCGCATTTCATGGTGTTCTTTTACTTGCAGCGGTCCGGGCTTTTTCCCGGGCGCCTTGAGCTCGATCCAGGCGTGACAAGCCGGAAAGGGGAAAAAGATAAACCAATCAGGCGCCCCGGACCATGCCGCCCATGTGCATTTGCGGCAGCAGCCCCCTAATTGCTTGACGCGCCGTTTAAGATATGCCGCGTTGATTCCTTCAGGTGTCATGATCAAAAAAGGCCGGGGATATGCCCCGGCCCCTCCTTGTTAGTGATTAAATTTTAGAAGGGTACATCACTGTTGTTAAGATCATCCGCGGGCGGATATCCCCCGCCCTGATACCCAGCCTGAGGCGCGGATGCCGGGGCGCCGTACCGGGGCGCCGGGCGGCCATAAGGAGCAGCAGCGGGGGCGCGCGGTGCGGGTGCCGGAGCGGGGCTTGCCATTGGGGCGGGTTCCGGTTCTCTGTACTGCGCTGATGCATCTGCGGCCTTCGTTTCATCCGGATAATCATCCGCGGAAAGGCTTACACCGCCGAACGGCGTATCATACGCCTTGAACTGCACGCCCAGGAGCATAGCGGAGACGCCTGATTTAATAACAGCCCCCGTGGGTGATTTTGCCTGATAGCTAAAAATCTCCACGTAAGCATTAACGTGATAGCCGCCCCGGAATTTATCCTTGATAATAGCGGGATCCGTGATCTGAATGCGTGGATTGCTGTCACGAAGATCCGGGCGCATTTTGGATCTTGCGGTGATGTAGAGATTCCCGGCATAGCCCGCGGGGTTCTTCTCGCGGTCATCCCCTGAACGGATTGGATTCCCTGCAGCAAGAATGCGATCCGCCTGGGGGCCGAATTCCTCCCGGGCTACTGTCTCAACAGCCTGCTTAAGCTGCTGTGCCGCCTGACTGTTAGGTGCAAAGAGAAAAGTAGCTTCATAGCGGGGATTATCCCCGTTGATAGACGGGCGCGGTTCCTCAAGAGCCGGGTATGATATCCGGGCGTCTGCAATAAACACTTTTGTTTTAGCCATAAAAAAAACCTCGATAAGCGATTAAAAACGTTTTTTCTGTTTATAAACACTGAAAAACAGTAAAAAACACCTTAAAAACTCTGATTAAAAACGTATTTTCTGTTTTTACCCCTCCTTTTTCGACTCATCAGGATAATCAGCGGCTGACAACCCCGGGGCGGCCGCGGCCCGTTCATCGGATTCAGGCACCACAATAAGCGCCCCCTCCGGGCGGGTTACCTGATTCGACAGCTGCAAAGACTGCTCGGGCGTTAACGCCTTTGACTTATACAGCTTGTCAGCCTGGGCCGGTGAGATGATTTTTTTAGTGTAAATCTGGTCATCCGACAGGCCGAAAGACCGCAGAAGCCCCTCGGCGGATTTTACATCTTTCCAGGTCCTGTTTCCTGCCTTGCCGTGAACGAGTTTATAGCCCGGAACAGAACCCCCGGAAGTAAGGTCATTATATGCGCGGTCCTTTATGGCCTTGATCCAAATCTCAATGGCGGGGATTTTTTCCAGTAATTCCCCTAAATGCTCAGAATCTATTTTTATTCCTGTAATATCCACATCAGCCCCCGCTGCTGTTAAAGCGTATTTTGCAAGTGCGGCGCATGAATGCCGGGCCGCACAAAACCGGCACTGCTCAGCCCCCGGGCAGAATCTCAGCTCCTCCGGATGCGCGTCAATTTCGCGCAGAGCCTCGGCCGCTGG